GCAAAGCAAAGAGCAATTAGCGTTTTTACAGCTCAAGCCAAATAAACGCCGTAACTTAATGCGTAGCTTGATCAGAAGTGCGAACCGGAGCAGTAAAGGGCGAATAACCCAACAAAAAGATTTAACGGGCAAAACGTGGAAAGGCAGAGCAAACGGTAAAAAGAAAAAAATGCTCACCAAGCTAAAGAGTCGAATGAAAGTTCGCTACGGGCCAAATAACGCCAGTGTTTATTTTAAAGATACCCGCACAGGCAAAATAGCCAGGGCGCAACAAGAAGGGATCAGCATTACTGCACAAGCGCCCAAAAATAACGGTGAGCAGCGCAAGGAAGGTCTAGCAACCCGTAACCAAGCCAGAGCATTAATTGCAGTCGGTTACAAAATACCGCGTGGTAAGGGCAAAGGGGCTAAACGCGCAAGCATTAAATGGATAACCGAACACTTAAGTAAAAACCAAGCAGGGTTTTTACTCAGAGATTTAAAGGGCGGCTCAAGTAAGAGCAAATGGCAAATTGACTTGCCAGCCCGCTCTTTTATGGGGCAAACCGCCCAAGAGCAAAAAGAGCAACAGAGTTTTATTTTAAACAAAGCTATGCAAGTGGCGTAGCGCAAGCAAATAAGGAACGACCATGGCACAAGGTAAAGTATCCGTTGCAGCCATTCAAACAGGCAGTGGCGCTACCAAAGAAGTAGAACGCAGTGTGTTGTTTATTGGCCAAGCACCAGAAAACAACGGCAGCATTCTAGCCATTAATGCACAAAGTGATTTTGATGGTTTGTTTGGTGATGCAGACTCGCCATTAAAAACTCAAGTTAAGGCATGGCAGCGCAACGGCGATGATTTAGTTAGTGGCTACGCTATTCCACATGGCGCGGGTGAAGATGTTATGGCGCTTATTGATCAAGCAATGGATCAAGACGTTAGCCCCGAAATTATTGTTATTTGTACGCCTGTTACAGGCAAAGCCGAAATTGAAAGCTATCAAGCAAAGGCGCTTGAGATTCTATCGGGCCTTGCACGTCGAGTTCGTTTTTTACTTGCTGCACCTGGTTTAACTGCTGAACAAAGCTGGTCTGATTTAGTTACTGCATTACAACCATTAACCGACGGTGTAGTCGGTGAACGAGTGGCAGTTGTACCATTACTGTTTGGTGACGAACTGGGTGCAGTGACGGGCCGCTTATGTAAAAGTTCAGTCACCATTGCTGATAGCCCTATGCGTGTATTAACTGGCGCAATGTCACTGATGCCACACCCAGAAGATGCAGCAGGCAACCCGTTAACCAATGCAACCACCGCCGCACTAGATGCGCTTCGTTTTAGCTGTACGCAATTTTATCCTGACTTTGACGGCGTTTTTTTTGGCGACGTTAACATGCTCGATGCTGAAGGCGGTGATTTTCAGCAAATCGAAACAGGCCGCATTGTCGATAAAGCGGCACGTGCAGTGCGCATCATCGCTATTCAACAAATCAAAAACCGCCGCTTAAACAACAGTACCAGTGGTGTTGAGTTTGGTAAGCGTGTGCTGGGTAAACCACTGCGTGATATGAGCAAGTCAATCAACATTGGTGCTGATAAGTTCCCTGGTCTGATTGATGCGCCAAAAGATGACAGCATTAACCTCACTTTTATGGATGCACGAACGTTGCAAGTTGTGCTGAAAGTTAAACCGATTGATTCCCCAAGCACCATTATTGTTGGGATCATGCTAGACGACGCAGAGTAAGGAAAACGCCATGACTCAAAAAGTATTAGGCGGTAAGGACTTTGACATTTTCATTGGTAATTCAATGGTGCATGTCATGGAAGCCACGGTAAAAATTACTGATGGCCGCACAGTAAAAAAAGTACGCGGTATCCCAAAAGGCTTTATTGATGGGCCAGTTGAAGCTGAAGTGACACTAAAACTTGACCACGAAAACTGGTTGATTGTGCAGGCGCAAGCAGAGAAAGCGGGTAGTTGGAAAGGTATAGAACCGTTTGATGTTGCGTTTAATGCTGAAGTGGCCGCAGGTAAAAAGAACGTTGAAGCCTTTGGTTGTTTACCGCAATTAGAAGAGCTTTTAAACATTAAAGCCGATGGCGGTGAAGAGGATACCACCTCAATTAAATGCCCTGTCACCAGCCCTGATTTTGTAAAAATCAACGGTGTGCCTTATTTAACTGCCGATGAAGTGAGAGATCTGTAATGTTTAAAGCCATTCGCAATCTAACAGCAACAGCATTACTTAACACCATGCAGGTATGTGGTCACAAAGTTTTTGAGGGTGAATTAAACCTAAACATAATAGGTATTCGCCATGCAAATACACGGGCTAACACCTTCAATGATGCTATTTGTGTGTTGTATCAACAAGGTGGCGAATGGCAACTTAAGCAGTATAAAGCCACAACAGACGCAGGCCTTTACTGGCGCAGACACCCAATGAACGTAGACGGCACAGCCGTGCTAATAGCAGGACAGCATAAAAGCTTATGGACGTTGGGTTATCACCAGGGTAAATACCGCGCCCTTGTACAACATAAACCTGTTGTTGTTTTACGTGACAACAACCAAGACATCGAGTTAGACACGGACGTCACACCCCAAGCAGTACTACAGCAAGGTTATTTTGGCATTAACTGCCACCGCGCAAACAGTAAAACCACATCTACACAGGTAGATAAATGGTCCGCCGGTTGTCAGGTGTTTGCAAACCCCAATGACTTTGATGAGTTTATTGCTTTGTGTGAGCAATCAGCAGCCAAGTACGGCCCTTATTTTACATACACACTGCTAGAACAAGCAGAAATTAAAGAGAGTAACGACCATGGCGTTAGCTAAGAAAATTATTATTGATGCGGGTACAGCAGAGTTTACATTCAATGTTGATACGCAGACTTATAACAAATATATCAACTCAATTACACCAAATAATAAAGTGCAACCGGCGACGAACTTTTTAATGTCAACGGTGGAAGAGTCACAAGTAAAAGAGTTGAAAGAACTTTTACAGCAACCTGGTGCGGCTTTGCATTTAGCGAGTGCCATTGTTGAAGATTTTCAGCCGGAGTTTAATTTCACCGTAAAAAAATCGAAGAGCGCGCCAAGCAAATAAAGAAAAACCGAACAGATCAGTTACTGGCCTATCACGCTAAGTATTTTGGGGCGATGCCAGTAACCGATGAAAGCTTAGCACAAGCGCTGTTTTTAGAATTACAGCAAAATGAATTACTCGCCACAGCCGTTAATAACGGTATTTGTATGGCGCTCAATGGTGATGGTTAAATGAGCTCACTCAGCAAATTAGACAAACTGATGTATTCAATCGGGGTCATTGATAAAGTGACAGGCCCCGTGAATAAAATCATGTCTAAAATTAATCAGCTGAGTGAACAAACCGCAGCCGCGAAAGAGCAAATGACGGGTGGATTAATGAGCGCCGCTGGCGGTGCCATGATGTTAGTCGGCTCGCTGAACCCAGCTATAGAAGCGCAAGCGGCCATGGGTGAAGTAAGCTCGTTGAATGTAAGTAACGAAGCACTGACGCAACTGAACAATACTGCACTCAACTTTGTGAGTAATTACGGTGGTAATTCAGCCGACATTATTCGCAGCTCCTACGATATTCAATCCGCAATTGCAGGTTTAACTGGCAAGGAACTTTCAGAGTTTACCAATTCGTCGGCTATTCTGGCGAAGGGTACTAAATCAGATGCCGCAACCACCACTGATTACTTTGGCACCATGTACGGTATTTACCAAGACACCGCTAAAGAAGTGGGTAAAAGCGAATGGATAAACATGCTGACAGGGCAAACAGCTGCCAGCGTTCGCATGTTTAAAACCACCGGTAGTGAAATGGCAGGCGCATTCTCAAGCTTGGGGGCTGCGGCTAATTCTCACGGCATTGAAATGAACGAATCCATGGCGGTCCTTGGTCAGTTGCAAGCCACCATGTCGGGTTCAGAAGCTGGGACGAAGTACAAAGCATTTTTAACGGGTGTAGGCTCAGCGCAGCAAAAGCTAGGTATTCAGCTTACAGATTCACAAGGTAAGTTACTGCCCATGGTCCAAGTCATTGAACGCTTAAAAGGGCGCTTCGGTGAAATTGATACAGTTGCAAAATCAGATGCGCTTAAAAATGCATTTGGTAGTGATGAAGCCGTTGCCATGCTTAAGTTACTAATGCCTCAAACAGAGCAGTTAAAAGGCAATATATCAGAACTGGCTAATATTACTGATATGGGTGTTGCAGTTGAAATGGCTGATGCCATGAGTACGTCATGGAATAGGTTTGGAGGTTCACTCAACGCCGCTTTAACCAGTTTAGGCCAAGCAGTCTTGCCAATCATTGAGCCAGTGGTTGATGTATTGTCGTCACTTCTGCAAACCGTTGTGTGGTTAACACAGGAGTTTCCTACATTAACGGGGATCATTGCTGCCGCCGTTGTCGCATTTACAGGCTACATTGTGATTATGGGGGCATTCAATGCCGTGATGGGCTTGTATAGATATGCAATGCTATCGGGTATCGCATTAACTAAATCTCATTTGCTTATCACCAAGTTATGGCAGGGTGCACTTGTTGCGCTGCGTGTTGCTGGGTTCGTTGCACTCATTGCCAGCATGGGCACCGCAGCTTTGGCAATGGGAACGTTTAAAACCGTGATGCTTGCAGGCCAAGCGGCTACTTGGTTATTTAATGCTGCATTGTGGGCAAACCCTATCACGTGGATTGTCGCAGGCGTGCTTGCTCTTATTGCTGCCGTGGCTGCATTAATCTATTACTTTGATGACATAACCGCAGCGTTTTCTGAATGGGCTGATAGCTCGTTGATTTTCCAAGGGCTGCGCGTTGCATTCGACTTACTAACGCTACCACTGCAATTAATGTGGTGGTTAATTAAAACTATTGCTAGCGGTATCTATAGCTTTTTTGCTCCTGCATTTTCTGCTATCGGATCGGTTTTTTCATTCTTGTGGAGTGTTATATCGGGTATTGGTGGCGCAATCGGTGACTTCTTTGGTGGTATAGCTGAAGGGATAGGCGGGTTTTTCTCGTCAATCTGGAGTGGAGCGGGAGAGCTAATCACCCAGTTTGTAAATTTCTTAGGAGAAAAGTTTAGCTTTGTTACTAACTTCTTTAGCGGTATTGGTAATTTCATTGGTGGTATTTATGACCGCGTAACAGGATTTTTGAAGAACATAGCTGACAACGGCATTTTAAATATGGTCGTTTCGTTCTTTAGCGATGAAGACACTGTTGCAGTTAAAGCTAAAGTTGAACAAATAGAACCAGTACACACTAAATCACAGTCTAATAACCTAGTAATGCAAAACGCTGATCAAGCATTTAGCCGCGACTACGGCCAAGCTGTGATTAACAAAGCCATGCAGTTGCCAGGTGACAGAGTTACACCTAACTATGCTGCAGCAAATGATGCTTTTAACAAAGCCTCATCGAGCACAGCCATAAATAACTATGATGGCCACAGTGAAAAAACAACACGGTTAGTAACTCAATCGGCGCTACAAAATACAGTTGCTAACACAGCTAACAATTTTACTAACTCGGCTAACTCGCCTGTATATGACAGCTCAAGTGTGCAACTTACTAGTATAAGCCAAGTTGCAACACCTTTGGAGCCGCTCCCAACCAACAAAACAGATCAGGTAATTACTAACGCAGTAAACACCAGCGCATACAAAGTTGGGCAGTTAAGCACTGAGCAGCAACAGCAAAGTAATAGCTACAAAGCCAAAGTGCAAAAGTCAGCGTTTTTACAAAACCTAACTAATAACACAAACAACAGTAACTCAAGTGAGAGCGACAACCGTAAGAGTATGCAC